TGGCGTCATAGCACGCCACGCCATAGAAAGGTAACGCCAAGCGTCGGCACTATGGCTTGTCCAATCGTGTTTTGGCCTGTCGCGGAAGGTTTTAGCCTTCTCGTCATAGTCTGCCCGATACTGCCGCAGGGCCTCAAGACCATCCTTGCACCGCTCCTCATCGAACCAAGATTGCGCCATGGTCATGCGACCGGCGTTGATCCCGTCCATGACATTGGAGGCGGGCAGGATACGAGGATGCCGCCCGGTCAACTGCCGCAGCGTCTCTTGCAGGGTGCGGCCGGTGCCCAACTCACGGGCCTGTGCGTCATGCGGCAGGTATTCGGTTCCGTAGGTGTACCCCTTGGACTTCAGCACCTCGGCATAGTGCGGCAGACCGAAACCGCTGGCCTCATAGTGATCCACAACCCGTGGCCCCTCACGCCCCACTTGGAAGAACCAAATGGCCGTGCTGTCGCTGATGCCCAAGTCCCATGCCGTGTGGACAGGCAGGATGGGATCAACCGGCACACTGCGAATCCGGCCAGCAGCCTCAGCCTGGGCCAGCTCCTTGCCGTAGTAGGCGCCCAGGATCGCAGCCTCAAAGCTGCACTCCATTTCCTGGCTATACTGCTCAGGCGTTAGCTCGGCCGCGATGGCGTCCAGTTCTGACTGAGGCAGCAACCCGGTCTGAGACGCCTTGAGCATGGCGCTGAACCACTCAGGATCATTCTGCGCCCTGGCCCACAATTCCCAGAAGGTATTGCGGCCCTTGGGGGTACCGATGAACACGCCCCAGCCCTGACGGTCAGATAGCGCGGGGCGGATCACCTCGCCCCATGCAGCCGGCGGCATATCGGCATACTCGTCCAAGATCACGCCATCGAGGTAAAGGCCACGCATCCGGTCATAGTTATCGGCGCCATAGAGCCTGATACGCCGGTCGCCTGGCAGGTCCACCCGCAGTTCAGCCTCATTGAACTGAACGCCCGGGATTGGTGCCGTGAATCGCTTCAGGTAGGACCATGCCACGTCCTTGGCCTGCACGAAGTACGGCGCGACATAGGCGAAGCGTGGGCTAGGCTTCGCACACCGCAGCGCGTGGTCCACCAGATCCGCGATGCAGGCCACCGTCTTGCCAGCGCGTCGGTGGGCAACGAGGCAAGCCCACCGCTGCTGACGCATGTGGAAATCGCGGAATTGCCCCCGCGCTGTGTAGCCTAAGCTGATGCGCTGCTTAGCTACCGTCACGGGGAACGCCGGTCAGGATTTCCAGCACCACGTTACCCGTGCCATCGGCGCCGGTGTGCTGGATCTTATCGCCATAGACCTTGGGCGTCATCTTGGAGGCGTGCCACCGCAGGGCGTCATAGCGCAGGCGGCCGAGAGAGGCGTCCTGAGCCGTCATGGCCTCCTCAATGGCTCGGTCTGCATTGAAGTGCCCTTGGGCCTCGCGCGCGCGGGCGTATTGATCCGCGAAGGCCGGCTCCTGCCTCAGCCACTCGAACACCCGCCCCAGATACGGCATATCCTCATCACGACAAATCGACCGAAGGCTTTCGCCTTCAGCCAACCTGTCACAGATGATCTCCGCCAATTCGGGAGAGAACGCACTGGTTCGGGGCACTGTGATCCTCGTCAGGACTTTTGCCTATATTGTGGGCAATCCCATGATATTGTCAATCACAACTCCTCCCACTTCGCCGGATGCCCTGCCAGCGTCAGGATCAGAAACCGGCGCCATTTGATGATCCACATGGACGGCATCACTCATCTCCCCTCGGCGCATCCTTGCTCAGCGCCTGCTTGATCGTCTTGGCGAGCCATTGCTGGGCACGGAGGTGTCCATTGTTCATGGCAACAATATCAGGATGATTGGCTGCCCCAATGATCCGATGAAGCGACAAGATCCTTTCCTCAGCCACAGCCAACCGATTCTCCAGCTCCCATGTAAAACCGAGAGCGTGGGGGGTGGGTTCCTCAGCCACGCGGATTCTCCCCCCGAAACTCTACGAACTCGACCATGCGCCGGTTCAGGTCATCCTGCCAGGCGTTCTGGGCGAGGATGGCGGCGCGGGCTTCTTGGCGCCATTCGGGCCAATCGGCCTCATCGGAAGACTCGCAGCCAAAGCTCATAGATTTAACGATAGCCCGAGCCACCGCCTCAACCAGACCCTCTGGAATATCGGTCATGGCTCGATCTCCCCAGTATATCCCTTGCCTTCGCAATACGGACAATCGACCTCTATCTCATCCCGCATCAGATGATGCGGAAGACCAATTGGACCGTTACCCTCCATGATTGAACGCACGTCTCTCGCCTCCCACTCTTTAAGCTCGGGATTAAAAAGAGACAGCTTCTTGGACTTGAAAGTGGTCATCTTTCTTCGTCCAAAGCATTTCTTACAAAGCTCCATCACACTCTCCTTCCCTTAACCACCCACAACCCACCCAACCCCACCAGAAACAGCGCCAAGCTCATAGGCTCTGGAACCGGTGTGGGCCTATCACGCCCCGGAGTATCCCCCACAGGCGTTACCGTATCGTAAACCGTCCGGTCGTAATCGCCCACAGGAAACACGGACACCGGAGCGGCGCCAGCGACAAGGAATGGACTCTCACCGTATCCACCCGCAGGCACCCCCGCAAACGACCCAGGATGGCCGTACAGCGGGCTTTCGTATCCAGGCCACCCTACTAGCGGACCAACGTCAGAAGGCCATAGCGGCACATCGTAGCAGACTGGACCGCCCTGTCTGATGCCAGCAGGCCGACGTGGTGCTGGATAGCGTGGGGCTGCGATGGCGTGCAGTTCACCCCGGACAGGCGCCAGCCCGATCTGCGCCAGGATGGCGCGATCCTGCGCGGCGTAGATGCCCCCACCGACCATGGCTGCGGCGGGGAGGCAGATGGTTAGGAAGCGGAGCATGGGGTGGACTCCTGTGGGTTGGCTCCGGGGCGGGCGGCGACCATGGCGCGGTTCTTCTCCACCCAGCGCTTGAAGGTCTCTGGCCGAAGGACGTGGGGCCAAGGACCGGGCTCCTGATCCTGGATGGTGAAGAACACGCACCGGTCCCCAGCAGACGGGTAGGAGCGGTGCGGGCCAATCTTGGTCACGGTTCGGGGCTTGGCCTTTGGCGTCGAGGGCACCCAAAGTTGCCCCGCCTCGAAGGTCAGAGCCTCATCTTGTGCTCGCGCCTTAACGACCACCCACCCCTGCGCCTCGATGGCGTCGAGGGCGGCGGTGGCCAGAATGGCTCGGTCCTCGCTCGGATCAGGGCTGCCCATCATGTAGAGCCCGTGCTCATCCAAGTCGTGCTTTTGGATCGCCTCTAAGATCGCGGCGTCGATTGCAGCCGAAAGCTTCGGATCGTGCGTCATGCCCCAGCCCCCTCCTTCGACGGCGGCGGCGGGAGGGGCTGCCAGTGGGTGGGTTCATGCATGGGATCAGTGCAGAAGTCGCGGACCCAGCCATCCGGGCTGCATTCGGGGTCTTTCTGATCGCCAGTCCAATGGCCGATCATGCGGAAAGCACCATCCCAGAGAATAACCTCAGTCCCATCCCTTGGCGCCGTCTCGATGGGCTGCCACCCGCTGCTGTTCGACGGTGACGGCGGCGGGAGGGGGAGTGCGCGGATGCGTTGCTCAGCGTCCCGTGTGGCGCGGTCGTAGCCGTCCACGAAGTCCATGCTGTCAGGCGACCGTGGCCGGTCATCGAATTGCGCGCGGGCGTGGTTGGCAGCCGCCTCCCGCATCGCCTCCGCCCCAGCCTCCCACCCGCTGCTGTCTGCAAGCCTCTGCGCCGAACCGTCAGCGTGGCAGAAGTCACAGCATATGATGCCACTGACCATGTTCTCGTTGCCGCGCACGCCTCCCTTGGAACCGCAGCATATTTGACAATCATCGCGCTCTAGCGACTGACCGCTGCTGGGGGGCAGGGCGGCCTGGTTAGCGAGGGCGCATTTTGCCTCAAGGTAGGCGTCGTGCATGATGTGACCGGCCCCGTGAGCCACGTCATACGCCTTTACCACCTTCCGCAAGGCCGCGATCAAGCCCGTTTCAGCGGGGGTGCGAGGGGCGGCGCGGCGGTTCCAGGCGGCGATGGCCTGGTCTATCGAGCTTGCGGTAACAGCGGGCGCCAGTCCGCATCCGTCGTTCTCGCACCGGACGCAGTAGGAGTGCTGGCCTGTCCGGCGCTTCACGCCCTCACCCCCACAAAACGGACACGGCTCCAGCGCCACAGTCGGGCTGCTCTGTGCGGTCATGCGCCGGCTTCCTCCACAGCTTCGATGGCATGCTGAGCATCCCTGCGCCAAAGTGCCTTTCCCTGCTCATCCAATGTCTTCCAGCGGATGCCTCGCTTTGCCGCGAGCAACTGAGCTACGGCCTCAATCCGATGTTTATCACTCATCGTCAGCTCTCCTGCCGCAGTGGCTCAATGCTCACGAACTCGTATTCAACCGGCTGCGGCACTACGGGTTTGGGAGAGTAGCGGAGGCCGAAGGCGCTCAAGACCTCCTGCATGGCGCCAAGTCGGCCATGACTATAACCGCCAAGTGTCTCAAATACTTCTTGACTCATCAACCGCACCACTTCCGCCTTCGCCAAGGTCAGCGCGGGGTGTTCGGTGGGGGTATGCTCATAAACGAGTTCGTCCTCATCGGCTGGACAGCGCTGTCCGTTGTCCCACCAGATATCAGGAACATCGCTTTCATCCAGAACGGTACCGCAGTCGCCCACTAGATATCTCTGGCCGGTTTTGCCGTCACTTTCGTTTGAAACACACCGCACCCGATCCCCAACCTTAAACTTCGCCATCACTTCACCCTCCGTGGTGCAGGCACGGACTGCGCCTGCTGTGTTGATGTTAGGCGGTGCGCCAGCAGCGGTATGTCTGTCCGGTCTTTCGAATGGAGAACTTGGCTCCAATCTCACGCCCGCGAAGGCCGGCCAAAGCGGACACAGAAAGCTTCCGCTCAGCGGGGAACTCAAAGCTGTCGCCAACTTCCATAATGTGGAACGGATAAATTAGGTTCCTCCCTCCAACAGGGCGCTTGGGAATAGGAACGCCTTTATCAAGCTGAATCATAAAAATCTCCCTTTCAACTCATATAAATTATTACCTACTGAATTGCTCGTCAACACTTAAAACGGAATCACATCCCGCCCCTGCATCGGCTTCCGCCTGCCACCTGGCTTGACGACCTCAGGGTAGTGCCCCGGCGTCACCGCAGTCGGCGCCATGCCATCGGGGGCGATCACAATCAG